TCAGCTACTTGCTGGGCTTGTTGTAATTGCATTTGCTCCATTTCGGCTTGTTGTTTCTGTTGTTGAATTTGTTGAACTTCCCCTTTTGATCTCATAATTTTAGCTGGCAATCCTAAAACATCTGTAACATGACTAACTAAACCATCTATGTCTATGTAATCAAATACTGGTGCAATATTTTGCATTGAGCCAAATATTTCTATACCTCTCATAATAGATGAAAGCTCTTGTGTCTTTTGAGCTTTTGCTAATGGAGATACATATTCTATTTCAATATCCTGGTCGCCTAGCATTTCTGGCGGCTGTTGAAACTTACCATTTTTAAATAATAAATTAAAACTTCTTGTGATTAAAGGCTGCAACAACTCCGATTGTAATCTACCTAACACGGGTCCCAGTAATCTCATCTTCTCTTCAGTTCTCTGCATAACCTCTGTTGCTGTCATGTTTTGACCTTGGATAGTCATTAACTGATCGACAAAAAAGTTTTCTCTAACTGCTTTTCTTCTTTGTTCTTCCATTTGAATACCAACTGGATTGTTGGATCCAATTTGTAATGGTTCAATTCTTTCTCTAGTTCCAGCTCTATAAAAATTTAATCCACCAGGTACAGTTCTAATTGGTAAAATAAAACCATCATCAGGAACCATTAAAGGCGGGTCAATTTGTTTTTGAGCTGCTTTAATTGAAACTTTAGACATGGTATTCAACATTTTCGTATCAGGCAGCGCATTCATTGCTGGAGATCTTCCGTAAATCTCATTGGATGAAGTTTTTAAATAACGAGGCACTACATAAGGAAATTCTCTAAATCCACTTTCCTTTAATAAAGTTTCAGTTTTTTCGTGAACATGGCAAGATACCCAATCCATATTTTTACTATTGTCATATCCCATTTTAACTTCGTTAGGATAAACTGAGTGTAAAATTATTGCGTCTTCGTGTGGAGCTTTTTCTATATCCGTTATGATTGCTCTTGGTAATTCCGCTTCTGGGTACATTAATGGAATATTTTTATTTTGAAGATTAAATCTTCTTGTTAAACTATCCACTAATCCTTTTTCATTTTCAGTTATAAATATTTCTGAAATATGAATTGTTTTAAATCTTAAATCATCCTTAGCATCATCTGTGATAAACATTGCAGATGTACCGAATGCTAGCAGCTCATGGTAAAGTTCAAAAATTTCTTGTTGAAAATTAGATCTAGCAAATACTTGCTGCATGACTTTTGCGCAATTTTCCAACCATTCTCTTGCCGTATCATCTTCATTTGTTGTATCGTTTCTAAATTTTAAAATAAACCACGGAGAAATCGTATTAGTCAACATACCATTTAAACTAGCTGATAATAATTCTAATGCGTGGGTAGCTGTACCATCATAAACCTGGTCATGCCTTTTATCTCCCTTGGTATGCTTCATGGTAATATTTGCTTTTCTTGGTAAGAAATAATCTGCAATATCTTGCCAATGATCTTCCCATGTAACTCTTTTTGCTTTGAGAGTTTTATACCTCTCAATAATCATTTTTGCTTTTGGATCTTGTGCCATTTACCCTCCGAGTAATGATTTCTTGGTTGTTGTTAATGCGTTGTCGCCTAAGCCTTTTGCACCCGTTAATATTGTGCTGGATCTACCTTTACCTTTTAATATTCCGCTTGCATCCGTTGATGTTACTTGTGATACCTCAGCTTTAGTTGGTGTATAAACTGGTGCTGGTGGCGGTGGTGGTGGTTTTGGTCTAAATACTCCTCCCATACTATCCTCCTAATAAAGTTTTCTTTGTGGATGTTTCGTCATCTTCTAAACCTTTAGCTGTGTTTAAAATCGTTGCAGATCTTCCAGTTCTTCCAGCTCTAATCTTATCTCTTTTTGTTTTAGCAGCTGCTGCTCTATCCTTATCTTCATAACTTGGTGGTGTTGGCAAAGGCTGAACTGGTGGTATAGCTGGCATTGCTGGTACTTTAGGCATTAAAAATCCCATAATTATTCTCCGTGTATTGTATAATCATTGACGGCTAATTTCTGAGCCGCAATTTTGTTTTTTGGTAATTCAGTAATTCCTAAAGCTAAATATCTCATAGCATCGCAAGGATGAGAACTCCAATCTTTTTGAGGTTTATTACTAAACATTTTCATTTTTTCATTGTACTTTCGATGATGGTGTCTTAACGCATCTATTAATGGTTTTGTGCTTTCTATATCAAACCAACACTTAGGTAAAACCATTTTTAAATTATGGATCCCATCCTCCAGGTTTATTTTAGGTAAAACCTTAAACCTTAATCCCAACTGGTAAGCCACTTCTCTTCTGCTCTTACCACTTGAAAATTCTGTAACTTCGAGATCGTGTGGTGCAAAATGATCTCCGTAATAATAATCCTTATCCTTTACCAGCTGGATATAATGCGGCAACCCTTCCCGATTATTTTCGTAATAGTCAATAACCAAAATCTGGTTCCCTAACTGCTGGAAAAATATTATTGATGTACTATCATCAACTCCTAAATCCCAGGCTGTATGAACTAATAAAGCTGGATCGTATGCAAGTCTTGTTAATTGTTTTTTTTCTTCAAGATTTTTTATTATATCTCCATATATGGATCCTTCAATATTTGCAATCCAATCGCACTCAAATTCTTGTTTATACTTTGCATCTCCCATTTGAGTTTTAGCTGCATCCAACTCTTCCTGGTCGATAATTTTTGTCTCACTCGCTTTAGCCGTATAAGCATACCACTTAGGATCTCCTAAAGCGTGCTGGTATAATTCATAAAAAATATTTGTTAATCCCGCTGGGGTTCCTATAAAATAACAAAAACCCTTCCTATCCGATAGTGCGGGTCTAATTATTTCATTCCATAACCTCGGATCTATTTGCGCAACCTCGTCTATGCAAACTCCATCCAGGAATAATCCCCGTAAGCTGTCTGGCTGTTCAGAGGATAAAAGCGTTATACGGCTGCCATTCGGCATATCGCATCTTAGCTCTGTCTCATTAAACTTAACTCCAGGTATTCCTCCCGCAAACATTTTCATATAATCCCAGGCTATAGATTTAGCCTGTTTATAAGTTGGCGCAATATAGGCAAACCTAGGATTTTTCATTTTATGGGTAAGTGCAGCTCTAATTAAATGATTAATTATGGCTACGCTTTTTCCAAATCTTCTATGACAGGAAAGTACAGCAAACCTATACTGATCCAAATTTTTATGTAGCTCCGCCTGGAGCGGTCTTGGCGTATAGGGTATTTGTACTTTCATTTTATATAATTAGTAAAATTACTATTAAAGCTGCAACACCAATCACGACTTTTTTATGTTCGCTCCAATAATGTTTTGCTTCATGAATAATTAAATCTATATCCATTATTTCCTCCTTATTAGTGAATGGTTGGTAAATCAAAAAGTTCCCTGATTGATTTATATTCTATACCGCTGTTTTTCATAAGTTTTTTGCAAAATTTATTTGCGTGTTCCTGGCTTGTAAATCCGTTTAAATGAATAACTAAACCATTGGTATCTTCTGCGTGAAATACCATGGCGGTTATTAATTTATCTGTATATTTATCTTTCTCGTTTATCATAAAGTCTGTCTGTGTGTTTGTGTCTAAAGCTCCCGAGTTATATATTCTTAAAAAATGCGGCTGGTTTTTCGGGTATACCCCACCTTTGTTCTTTCAAAATCTACACTTTTATATGCAAGTTCCTGGGTCATAGGTATAAAACCTATAGACAATTGTTGATTTCATTATCTTATTCAATGAAACAGAGACCAAGACAGAGACCAGGGAAACAAACGAACTCCATAATGCGCTGGCGAGGAGCGTGGGTTCGCCATCTGAAAACCAACTTACTTACCTATTCCTACCTTTTGTATTTATATCTATTCCAGAACTTTCTTTTGTTTATCTTAAACTTTACTTGTTCATCCTCTCTCCTCTTGAGGAGTTGAGCTTGCTCCAGGTATAACCTTAACATCCACACTTGATACCTGATCCATAACTTCTTTAGCTTGTATAATATTGTTTTCATTCTTAGGTTCTCCCCAGCTAATGATTAAATGATTATCTATCTTCTGCTCAACCTGGCTCTTATCTCCAAAAGTTGATGCTGCTAATTTTGTAGCGAGCCATCTGATGTGGCTCCATTTTTCACGAAGAAAATGCGTCTCTTGCGGTGTCTTTGGGATCTGCATATCTTCAGCTATTCTATCCAGCAAAGTCCAGACACCCGTTTGTCTAGCTGACATAATCTTTGCTTGTAATTCTTTATCAGCTCTACATTTCTTATAAACTGTTGAGACATCTGGCATTGATTTATCTTTACAAATTGTAGAGAGTGGTTCTCCCAATTCTAATCTTTCGCATATTTTTTCGATTTGATCCATTCGTATAATTCTTGATAACTCTTATCCTTGTATTGTTTTAAATTTCTTATTGCCTTTATTCTGCCTTCAATAGATCTTGGTCCAGTAGAAGCTCCAGCATGAAATTTACATCGGTATTTTTTAGAAGTCTTCTGATAATATCCTTTGCACAAACACCTTTTTGTAAAATTACTTCCTCTTGTATAACTGTCGCATTGGATTTTATGTAAGGGTCTTCCAGGCATAAAAATACTAAGCCTATCTTTCCTATTAGATTAATTTGTCTATCTTGTCTACCACAGATTTTTCAAGATTAAATTCAAGGTTAAGAATAGCAGCTGTATATTTTTTTTTAATTGTTACACGATGGCAGCCAAATTGTTTTCCAAGAGCTACCCAGGAATATCTCATGGCTCTCGCCCAGATTAATCTACGATCCTCAAGCTTTTCAATTTTTGCAAGTAAATCAATAGCAAGCTCCCAACAAGTAATCTGATGACTATTAGCTCTGAGTTTAAATCCTTTTTTCTGCCAATATCCCATATCCTTTGGATCGTAGCTCATCTGCAATATATCAAACATTCTTGGAGCTTTAGGTTTTAAAGCATTTAATCCAGGCATCATCCTCTCGGTTCTGCCAGCTACTTCAAAGACTTCTATTATCTTATGAGCAATTAAGCGCAATCAAGCTGCCTTTCTGCGGCAGCATTAAACTTTTTTTTTGAGGGTTTCTCCTCTTCAATTATATCCTTAAACTTGTGCTTTCTTATTATTTCCCCCTTCTTATTCTTAAATTCAACCCACATACCTTCCTCAGCGCAATAATTCCACTCTTCCCCTTTATAGTTTAATTTTTCTTGAGAATGATTTGCAAACCCACCACTCGAGAATTTGCTCTTATAGGTATTATTATTCTTATAACCATACTTGGTTATATAAGATGGTTCTTTTAATAAACGCCAATTTGGCTTATCAGAGAAGCCAATTTGACCTCTCACTCTTTTCTTAATGGTTTCTTGTAATATTTTCTGGCGGGTTATTAGATATAAATTAGTAGATTTTTGCCGTTTAATCGTAATAAGCTGTAGCTTGGCAAGGTATTTGACGGATCTTTGGATTGTGCGTTCAGATAATCCAGTTCGTTTTCTAATTGTATTGTATCTGGGATAGCATTTTCCATCCTTTACATTCATAAAAGAAACTAAAGCAAAATAAACTCTGCAATCATTTCCACTCAGCCGCTTATCAGCCAGGATATTCAAATCCCCCACAAAATATAAGCTCATCTACCTCCTTTACAGAATGTATCTAATAAATCTTGTTCTTCTTTTTTTTTTAATTTATTGCGAGTTTCGTTATACTTTTCCCAACTTCCATTTAATTCATCTATTTCTTTTCTTAATTGAACATTAAGTTTTATAAGATCTTGATTAACACCCTTTTTAAAAACCAGCCTCCATAGCCAGGAACGGGTAATTGAAACTATTGTAAAAATTGCAGCAATTCCTAAACTGTCGA